GAGAGCAAAGACGACATGAAGAAGCGGGGATTGTCGAGTCCTGACCGGGCCGATGCGGTGGTGCTGGCGTTTGCGGCGGATACAAGAGGCCGGGTGCTACCAGATAATATCAAGAATCTCTTTAGGGGGGTTAGTATGCATGGCTAAAACCAACCTCCGCCGGCCGGCCCGGCGTAGCATAATCCAGCGGCTGCTTGCCCCCGTTGGGGAAATATCAGTGCTCCGAAACTCCTGGCCTTCGGGCTGGGGGTTCCAGTACATGACGCCCTATCGTCTGGACAGCAGCAGGGTGGATTACGACCTGGCCCGACAGCTTTATCGGAACACGGCGGACAAATATAAGCTGGGGGCCGGTTTTGCCAAGCCCATCGTTAATACCACAGCGGGCTTCATGGGGACGCCGCACTTTACACACCCGGGTCCGGAGGCCGACCAGTCCCTGGAGCAGGCGATAACCCGGTGGACGGGCAAGATCCTCCGCATTAACCGCAACGCCCTGCGAGATGGGGACGTATTCGCACGGATTGCCCGGGTGCAGGACCGGTTCAACGCTAGGCAGGAGGTCTTTGACCTGCAATTAATTCCCCCGGAATGGGTAACACCGGTGATCGACCCTTTGACCGGCCAGTGGCAGCAGTTGGTGATTAGGTACCCGGTGACGGTGACCGATGCCCAGGGCCGGACGGTGACTGAGTATACCCTGACCGAGGTGCTGACGCCAAAAAGCAGATCTATCGAGGCTGACGGCCGTGCGCCGACCGAGGTGCGTCAACAAAACCGGGAGGAGCCCAACCCCTGGGGCTTTATCCCGGTGGCCCACTTTAAAAATGAGGCCGAAGAAAACCAGCTTTACGGCTGCAGTGACCTGGAGCCGGTGGAGCCGTTCATGAAAGCGTATCACGACACTATGTTATTCGCGGTACAAGGTAGTAAGCTATTTAGCCGGCCTAAAGCTAAATTTAGCCTAAAATCAGTAGAAAAATTTTTAGCTGATAACTTTAGTGCTGAAGAAATAAATGCTGGTAAGCTAAAGTTCGCGGATAAAGAGATATTTTTACTTCAAGAAGGAGATGACGCTAGCTTTATTACGGCGGATAGTGGGCTTGCTGGAATTACAACCCTTTTAAAATTTATATATTTTAATATTGTTGACGTGAGCGAAACTCCCGAATTCGCATTTGGTACGGCAGTGGCCAGTTCAAAGGCTTCTGTATCTGAGCAGATGGTTCCCCTGGCCCGGAAAATACGGCGCAAGCGGGGGATGTTCGAGGAGTATTACAATGAACTGGCTAGCATGTATCTTGCTATGTGGGCCCGGGTGGAGAATAAAGCATTGGATAGCTATCAGGTAGGCGTTGGTTGGGACGAGATAAGTCCAAGAAACGATCAAGAGGTAGCGAATACCATTAAGATTTTAGTGGAAGGTTTAGTTACCGGTATGGAAGCTGGGCTGATATCGGTCGATGCGGCCGCTGAGTTTATGCGGGAGTTCGTACCCACAATGTTACCTTATTTGGATGAGGGCGCGGACGATGATGAACGCCGGCGCGTAGCAAGGAGCTTCACCTTAATGCAGCGCCTGCAAGACGGGCAAGGTCTCGAGCGACTAATGGAGGGCGACCAGGACGGTGAAGCCTAATGGCCGTTGAATGGGACCAATATCGGAGAGAAATTCAAGGTAAAAATGACTGGATTGGGGCGGCACGTAATGAGGAATATGGTCGGTATCTCTGGGAAGCCAGGCAGCGATTTCAAAAATATGAGGCGGCCATGGTCCGGGAGGTTAAGGCTCTTTACCGACGGGTGGCAGCGCAACTTCGCTCAGAGATCGAAGATATTACCCCCGGCACCCTGCAGCGAGCGCACCTGGCGGCCCTGGCTGATGCCTTGGAGAGAACTGCCAGAACTCTGAACCAGGAGACCCTAGATGCCGTGACCAAAGGTATTCGCCTAGCGGTGGACGAGGCGGTAAGCGGCCCGGAACAGGTAACAGCAGAGATATTGGCCGGCATCTTTGATCGTACCGAGGTTAAATGGCTATTTGCTGATATTAATGAGCGGGCAGTTCAAAGCTTACTAGCCCGCTCTCGCCACGACGGCCTAAAGCTTTCCGACCGAGTGTGGCGCACAAGCCAACATGCCAGGCAGGCCTTGCAGAAAATCGTGGAGGACGGCGTTACCCGGGGCCTGGATAGCCGCAAGCTTGCCAGGCAGGTGCAGCAGTACCTGCAGCCAGACGTCTGGACGGCCATGAAAGCAGAGATCAGGCGAAACCTCGGGGTCCCCAAGAGCGTCAGCTACGAGGCCATGCGCTTGGCCCGGACGGAGATGAATAACGCTTTCCATGAGGGGACAATAAATGCCTACCAAGCCGTGCCGAGTGCGAGAGGAATATACTGGAGATTAAGCACGAGTGCTCATGTTTTACCTGACGTGTGCGATGACTACGCCAATCACAACGGTAACGGGTTTTGGCCGAAGGGGGAGGAACCAGCGCGTCCTCATCCTCAGTGCAAATGCTATATTTTACCAGCACTAGAGGATACGGATGAGTTTAAGGACAGGCTGAAACAATGGATGGCTGATCCGTCTTCACAACCTGATCTCGAGCAATGGTATAACGAAACGAGAAAGTTTCTTCATCGTCCCGGAATATTAGAGAGGGGATGAAAACAATGAGCGGTAGCATCTTGAGCTACAGCCCGGGGAGTAAAACTTTCGTACCCCGGGGCCCGGATGGAAAGTATAGCCCGAAGGGGCCGATACAGGTTAGCCAGCAGGGAGTAATCCAGAATAAGCCCCAGGCACCGCCAGGGCCGACGATATTGTCACAGAAGCCAGCCAGCAACCGCCCGTGAGGCGGTTTTCTTATGTCATGAAAGCGAGGTGAGATGATGCTATTTAAGATTAAAAAAGGAACTGTATCAAGCCGATCATGGGGAGAAGTAGACAAAAGTGCAATTTGGCAACGTCTAAAAGCCGGACTCCAGGAAGGTGCCGACGGCGTCCGGGAGGCGGTGCGTGAAATGTACGCCGTGGTCAAGGCCGACATCAATGCTGATTTAACCCAGGCCGATCTATGGAGTCCGCACCACGAAATCCAGCAAGACGGCAGCCTTATATTGAACCGCGGTGGCCTAATCGCAGCGGCCCAGGCCCTGGCTGGTGCCCGGGCGGAACCTGACCTCACGCCTGCACAGTACCGGGAAGCGGCCCAGCATCTGATGCGACACTATCGCGAAGTCGATGGACTGGAGCCGCCGGAAAGATTATCCCAGGCTGCCGGGGAGATGGTCCGCCTGGCAGCTACCATTACCGGCGAAATGCGGGTGGATGACGTGCCCCTGGCTTATGGAGTGGATCTGGCGGCTCTCAAGGCAGGGGATGACGATCCGCTAGAGGTGGTTGTAGAGGTTCCTGCCGGGAAGAGTAGGCGCGGCTGGAACTACCTCCCCCAGACCCTGCAGAAAGTAGTGGGAGAAGTAGCTACCAATACGGCCACAGGATTCTTGGGACACCAGAAACCGGAGGATGTTGATCATCAGTTCCTCCCCCCGGTTACCCATTGGGTGGGGGCGAAGTGGGAGAATGGTAAGGCATATTTTCGTGGTGTAGTTGATGCGGCGGCCAAAGACCTGAAACGTTGGATCCGAGCGGGGCGTGTCAAGCAGGTGAGCATCTTTGGGATGCCTACCCTGCGGCAGGCCGCCGGTGAGACGCAGGTCACGGACTACCAGCTTTTGAGCATTGACTGGACGCCTTTAGATCGGGCAGGGATGCCCACCAAAATTGTTGCCGTAGGTGAAATGGATAGTATTATAGGGACCGGAGAGCCCGGAAATCATGGAGGTGGAAACATGACTTTGCAAGAGTTATTGGCAGAGCTGAGAAAGCTTGGCGCAAAGCCCGGACAAGTTGTAGGTGAAATGGGCTGGGACGTGAAGACCCTGGCCCGGGAACTAGGTTGGAAGTTGGACGAGGTGGCCGGCGAGATCGGTGCAGACAGGTGGACGCAACTACAGGAAATGGTAAAAACTGTTGGGGAGATGGCAGAAACCTTTGGCCTTGGTAAAGAGGCTAAACTTACCGATTTGTTCAAGGCTGTCAAAGAAGCCAAGGAAGTACAGAACAAGGTTAGTGGGGAACTTGCTGGGATCTTAGGTTTGGCTAAGGATGCCAAACTGACTGACGTAATTGCTGCAGCCAAGGCGGCCCAGGAGGTCCAACAGCGAGCGATTACTGCCGAACACGACAAACTGATTGACAAGGTTATCGGGGAGATGGTTGTGGCTGAGGCGGCCCGTCCGCTAGTAAAAAGGATGGTGCAGGTATCGGATGATGCTGATGAAGCGGCCGTCAAGAAGGCCGTGGGTGAGATGTTGGAGCAGGAGGATGTCAAGAAAGCACTGGCTGGGGTGTTCAAGGATATGCCTATTGCCCCAAAGAATGCAGGGCGTACTGATAATAACAACAGCGGGCTGCGCGTGAAGCGCGTAGCGATTTAATGGAGGCGAGTTAAAGTGGCAAGAAAAGTAAGTGATGGAAATAGCATTAAGGTGACTGTGCCGGAGAATACCACTATAGTCCAGGGGAACTTTTACCTGCTGGACGGGTTTTTCGGTATGGCCGTGCGTGGGGTGACTACCGGCGCCGGCGAGACAGCGCAAGTAGTGCTGAATATCGAGGAAGCGGAGTATGAGACCAGCCAGATTAATACCAATGATGCGTTTGCCGTTGGTGCCAAGGTCTACTATGACAGCACGACTGGGTTGCTGACTACTACGGCGGATAACAACCGGTTTGTAGGCGTGGTGACGCAGGCCAAGGATTCTAATAACGTCATCTGGTTTATGTTCATGCCGAACAGCGCCGAGGTAGCGTCTGCACTTGGTACCAGCAAGGGATTCGTGACCTTCGTGGTCCCGGGTACGCTTGTACAGGGTGCCGGGGCAGTTGCAGGGTTCAAGTTTAACAAGGCGGTCACCGTGACCAAGGTCAAGGCGCGGGTTATGACTTTGCCTGGTATGACGGCGGCCTTGGCCATTGATGTGAACAATGGCACTGATAGTCTTTTCACGGCGGCCCAGACAATTGTCAGCACCGATACGGCCGGGGAGTTCAAGGAGTTCACTCCGAATGCAAGCCCTGCTAAAAATGTATTTGCGGCTGGGGATGTGCTTAGTGTGGATATTGACGATCCAGGCAACACCGCCGCGGCGGACCTGGAAGTAGTAGTCGAATTTGACCAGTCGGTTTAATGGAGGTGGAATGAGTGAAAATCATCAGCATTGACACCCTACGTGACGAACGGCGCAAGCAGACTATTGAAGTCGATGTGCCGTATACTTTCGCCGGAGAAATGAAGACGGTCAAGAAGCGCATTGTTAACGGCGAGATGGAAGTCTACGAGCTGGCCAAGCCCATGGGCGAAATGATTACTACGCCAGACGGGCTGGATCAGTTGGTGCAGAACAGCATAATTAACCTGGAGTTGGGCCGGGAAGCGGTACCTTTGCTTTATGGACCTATTTACCGCCGGATTGAGGACGCTAATTTCAGCGAGTATGTGGATATCTGGCCATTTATCGGGGCGCAGGTTGTATTCCTGGCTCACATGGAATTGGAAGAAGTTAAGTTCGGCACCCGGAAAATTGGCCCTAAAGATACCGTGCCGATCATTACCTACGCAGCTGGGTTTGAATACACAGAGGACCTGGTTCTCTACGACAAGACCTGGGAACGTGCAGAGCTGGATCGTTCCATGGGAGAAGCCTATAATGCCCTGTTGAACCATATCCACCTGAGTCCGATCTTGTCGTTTACCTATGCGGCTAAGAATAAGACCGCTGCCGATACTGCCGGTGGAACGTTGCTGGAGAAGTACCGTAACACTATCAAGGCAGGCTTGGTACATGCAGCGCAGGACAAGAACACCGATACCCGTGCACCGAGGCGGCCTAGCGTTATCCTGGCACACAGCTCCAGACGGTGGGATATCGAAGAATCATTACAGCGCTTCCAGGTTGGCGGTACCGTGTACCCGGCTATCGGGCAGATCGACACACTAATTTTCTACGACGGGTGGACTACTACTGTTGGAGAAAAGACTTATGATTATGCCGGATGTGACATTAATAAAGCATACCTAATTGAACCGCAGAAGTATTACCGGGAACTGATCAAGCATGACTTACGGGTAGACGCCCAGCGGGGCGACCTGACCAGGTTGGTTGAAGAGCAAATAGTTGGCAGGGCCAGGCGGGGAGTCGTCGCAAGTCCGGCAAACTCAGTGGAAGAAATTTCCTTACCGAGCTAAGGAGGCGGTAGGTTATGACCCCTACAGCCAACATTAGGACCAGGCTGCGTAAATTGCTCAATGAAGTGATTCCTGTAGGAGGAACGGAGAGTGATACGCAATTTACCGACACTGAGTTGGATGAACTTCTTACCGAGGCGATGAATATTTACGGTGCTGCGGCGGCCGGCTGGACGATAAAGGCCGGTCTGCTACAGGGTCAGATTGAATCCTACGCTGTTGGTCAAGAGAGGTACGATCTAACGTCACTCAAAGATCAACTTGCTTATGCCTTGGCGATGTCGGGCCATTATGCGAGCACGGCTCAGGTAAGCACGGGCAGTCGCCTGTTTGGGTTTGAGCCGCCGGAGGTGTTGTGATATGGCTGAAATTGGATTAACTGTTCAGGAGATAACGCCTACAGGTTTGAAACCCACTTTTGTTGCAGCCAATGCAGGGGGGAACTTTTTCTCCAACGATGGGCGGGTGTATCTGGAAGTAAAGAATGATGGCAGCACACCTGTTGATGTGACTATAAACTCTATAGCACCGTGTAATTACGGTTTTGACCACGATCTAAAAGTCGCTGTCTCGAATGGAGAGGCCAGGAAGATAGGCCCATTCCAAGTGAGCAGGTTTAATGATGCTGGCGGGAAGGCGCATGTTTCTTACTCTGGCATAACTGATGTGACGGTAGGAGTTTTCAAGTTATGAGCGATTTAGTTAAACTGAGGCGACAGCATGTGGCCTGGAATATTCAGCAGAACCCTACTCAAATAACCGTCCAACGTACCACGAAAACAGATATGGGTGGATATTTTGATGAAGTAATAAGCTGGCATGGGCCGTATACGGTACGGGTGTTTCAGGAAAAGAGTAGCATACCACAGAATGTATCTACTCTCGCTGGCACCAAGCAAGTAGATACAAAATGGGGATTACTGGCTGACCATCAAGCAGACCTCCAGGCCGGGCCGAACGTCAAGGACGAGTTCGATATTTCAGACATGGGACATTTCCTGGTAGTGGGGGTATATCCCCAGGTGGTTCAGGGCCAGATCGTCGGCTATCAGGTTGACTTGGAAAGGGTG